GAAGGTTCTACAAACATTGTGATGGGTGTTAGCTATGACTTTGAAGACTCAGTTAATGTCTTCAATCCAGCCAACTACAACATCTCAACTACTGGTGCTGCTGCCTATTACAACGAAGCTATCTATGATGCTTCAGCAATTTATGACGGTAATCCATCACCAGTGGAGAAGACAAACATTGAAGGCTCTGGATTCTCAGTGGCTTTTAAATATGTGACTAATGATACGAATGCTAGTCATACGATTCAGGGATTGGTCTTGAATTATTCTATGAATGATAGACGCTAAGGAGAAACACCTTGACAGGTTATGTAAGACAATCGGCTGCTGATATCGTCCCAACGGGCGTAGTTAGAGCTGCCCCAATTAACAATGAGCTTAATGCTCTTCGTGATGCTTTTGCCACGGCTGGTGGACATAAGCATGATGGCACTGCTGCTGAGGGTCATCCTGTTCCATTGATTGGTGACAGTGATATGCTGAACAAGATTGCTACTGATACAAGTAACAATCGTCATGGTGTGTTTGTTGAAGTTGGTGGGGTTGCTGTTGAGCAGGTACGATTCCAAGACGGTGCTATTGTTCCAGTAACAGACAATGATATTGACTTGGGTACAAGCTCTAATGAGTTTAAAGACTTATACATTGATGGCACAGCAAACATTGACAGCTTGGTAGCTGACACTGCTGACATCAATGGTGGCACTGTTGACAATACTGTTATTGGTGCTAGCACACCAGCAGCGGCTACAGTGACTAACCTGACAGTTAATACAGCAGCAACTATTGCTTCTGCTGACATTAACGCAGGTACTATTGATGGCTCAGTGATTGGTGGTAGTGTTGCTCAGGCTATTACAGGTACTACGATTACATCTACCGTAGGATTTGTTGGTAATCTTACTGGTGATGTTACAGGTAACACAGCAGGTACACACACTGGTGCTGTTGTAGGTAATGTCACTGGCAACTTGACAGGTAATGTCACAGCTTCTTCTGGTAGTTCCACATTCAATAATGTTGTTATTAATGGCAACTTGAATATGGATGCTTCTTCAGCAGCCACTATTACCAACCTCACCACACCAACCAATGCAGGTGATGCAGCCACTAAAGGATATGTTGATACACAGGTAGCTGCTCTTGTTGATAGTGCTCCTGCTGCCTTAGACACCTTGAACGAACTGGCTGCAGCTTTGGGAGATGATGCTTCCTTTGCAACCACTGTAACCACATCCATTGCAGCTAAACTGCCACTTGCTGGTGGCACTATGAGTGGTGCTATTGCAATGGGGACAAACAAGATTACAGGTCTTGGAGATCCCACAGCAAATCAAGATGCAGCTACTAAGGCATATGTAGACACTGCTGATGCATTGAATCTGCCTAAAGCTGGTGGCACTATGTCTGGTGCTATTGCAATGGGTACTAATAAGATCACTGGTATGGGTGATCCTACAAATGCTCAGGACGCTGCCACTAAAAACTACATTGATGTGTTGTTTGGTAGTACAGCATCTGCTGCTGCTTCTGCAGCGGCTGCAGCCACCTCAGCTTCTAATGCAGCTACCTCTGCAACTTCGGCTTCAAACTCAGCATCCACTGCATCCACTGCTGCTACTAATGCTGCAGCTAGTTATGACGCTTTTGATGATAGATATTTGGGCAATAAATCTTCTCAACCTTCTGTAGACAATGATGGTAATGCATTGCTCACAGGCGCTTTGTACTTTGATACAACAGCTAATGAGATGCGTGTGTATACAGGTACTCTGTGGAAAGCTACAGGTTCTGCTGTTAATGGTACTGCAGAAAGACAAGTATATACAGCTACATCAGGACAGACAACATTCACCATTACATATGATGTAGGTTTTGTTGATGTATATTTGAATGGTGCTAAGCTTGCTGCAGGTACAGACTACACAGCTACTAGTGGTACAAACATTGTATTAGCTTCTGGTGCTGCCTTAGGGGACATTGTAGACATTGTTGCCTATGGTGCTTTCTTGGTGGCTAACACATACACACAAGCTGCTGCTGATAATAAGTTTGTAGCACAGACAGACATTGGTGTAACAGTACAGGCTTATGATGCTGACCTTACTAGCTGGGCTGGTAAGACAGCACCATCAGGTACAGCGGTAGGAACTACTGATACTCAGACACTGACTAACAAAACTATTGATTACAATAGCAACACCATTACAAATCTACCTGCGTCTACTCCATTCGCTAATTCAACTTCTTTGGCTCAAACACAAGCCATTGCTCTTTGCTTCTAAAAGGAAAATATCATGGCTAAAACATTCACAGCCCCATTTGCTCAAACACCACAGACAGCTACGGCTGTTGTTACTGGTGCTGCTGGCACAATCACAGGTGATTCACCTACTAACACTGTCGAGCTTCTAACTGCTGGTTCAGATGGAGCTATTCTTACACGCCTTACGGCTATTCCACGAGCCACTGTTACAGCTTCATCTTTGTGTGTGTGGATTAGTAAAGATGGTGGTACAACTAAGCGTCTTATTGATTCTGAGTTGATGGCTGCATTTACTGTAGCCACCACAACTGCAATTGCTGAGACAGCATTCACTCTTTATACAGAGACAACTCCTCTACGCTTGGCTGCTGGGGATAAGCTGTATGTTGGTTCTCAAGTTGCTCTTGCAAGCGGTATTATTTTCCGTGCTGAATACACAGACTTTTAATTAGAGGATTGAACAATGCCTTATCCATACGGAATGCAGAACTCGCCAGTAGTCGGCAATGGACTAGGCGGCTTGCCACGAAGAGCGACTGCGGCGGCGGCGGTGACAGCAGCTCAACCTATCGTGTTGCAAAAAGTTGGTGATTTTGTAACTTTCAGAACTACATCTGCCGATGTTACTGCTGTTTATGGCGGGCGTATCCTAGGTGACAATGGAGGAACAGTTATTTTCAGATATCGTTGGAATAATGGTGTTGATCAACCTAATTTCGGTGGATGCACTTATTCTGATTCTGGTATAACTGCTAGTTTAACTGGTGTATATACGAACAATATTGGTAGTTATTTTTATTCAAATTCTTGGTCTTATGGTGATTCAGTATATTTCTACGACACTTTAAATATTTATAGGGTCTATGTTTCTGGTGGAGCAGTGCAGTTTGCAACGGCAAAGAGTAGTGCCATTCCTCAAAGCGGAACTTTGACAGTAGGTGGTGCATCCTATTCTATTGATTTGAATTTTACACTTGGTGTTATAGGCGAGAATTCAAGTTTGTGTTCAATGACCAAGATGTCTGGTGGTCAAGTTCTATATGTTTGCAATGCAAATTTATCTGGAACAGCTCAATGGCTTGTTGGTTTTGTACTAGATTCATCTTTCAATATTGTTAGATCATTTCCTATCGTACAAATACACACTTCAACTTCTACTATTCATAAAAGAGTATTAGTAATTCCTGTATCTGGTGCTGTTGATACTTTTACTGTTTGCGGAATTCTGACAACAGGAACAACTTTAAAACAAGCCTATGCAACATTCAATGCATCAACAGGCTCTGTTACAACTTCAAAGACTGCATCTCGAGGAATAACAGATCAAAATTCATTGTCAACCATGACGACATTTTTGATTACGCCTAGTTCAATTGTAATTCTTTATATTGATACAACAGGTTCAGTCACATATAGGATTACAGTCCCTGCGAACTCTGATGCTTCAATAAATTCGACAGCATCTTATATTGATATTATTTCTTATTCTCAATTGAGTATGAATGATCGTTACTATGACAGTCAATATAATGACTTTGTGACAATGAATGCGGCTGGAAATACTTTACTAGATGCTCCTGTGTATGCATCAGGCACAGGAAATTTCACATCCTATGTGACAATCGTAGCGAACATGACTGCTGGCACATATACAAGCTCCACGACAACTGCCAATGTAACAGCGCTTACTACTAAATGTGTAAATATTTTAGAAAATGAAAATACAACTACAACTGATCAAGGATATGGGCCAACAGTTTTTGCTCGTGTTGGCGAAAGAACATTCATTGGTTGGTCAAGAGATACAAATAACTCGATTCCACAATGCAGGGGCAATTTACAATTGTTAAGGGCTTGAACATGATCAAAGTTCAAAACAACACAGCATCAAGAGAAGCTCTACCTACATTCTTGTTAGGTCTTGAGCTATCTTCTTTACAAGACCTTTCATGGACAGACCCTGCCTTAGGAGTTCAAGATTTTGCATGGTATCCAGAGGACAATCAATCTTTACCGCTTGGCGAGTTTGAAGAATATGGCGAAGAAACTTTGACCATTGACACAGAACGCAAAGTAGTTGTTTCATCAAAAGCGGTGGTGGCTATGTCG